AATGCCCGTCTGAGCGTTGAAATTAGCCGCATTTGGCACAGCGTCGTAACCGCCGAAATTGCGCTGAATTTCCGTTGAGGTCGGCACAAATGGTCTTTCAAGTGTAGCCCTTGCGTTGGCAATGCCTGTTTCACCAAGGTTCGCTAACGCGGTCTGCACACGTTGCTGCGAATCTAAAGTCTGTTGCGCTTGCGGGGTAAGCGTGTCTGTAATGGTCGGTTGACCGCCGCCAGTCATAAAAGCGCTTGTCGTTGGTGCAGGGCCGCGCCGAGCTAACGCTGCGTCATAAGCCTGCTGATTAAATGTGCTTGTGCCAGGATCGGCTTGATCGCCCGTACCGCCGCCCGAAAAGCTGTAATAGTCGTTTCTGTTAACACCGCTTCCTGCGTTGTATTTTGCCAACGCATCGTTATAAGCACTTTGGTCAAGTGTTGGCGCAGAATACGATACTGTCCGATTGCCAAACGGTGTAATCATGTTTGGGTTTGACATGACGTTTGATTCTCGCGCAGCAACTAGGTTATCTTTACCCTGCTGCTTGGCTGCGCCAACGTAATCCGGTGTTGGTGGTGCTGCTGCTGACTTACCCATTTTCTACCCCTAGAAACCGACACTTTTCTTGTGTCAATGTCAAAAATATAATATCGCCATCAAGTGAGGCATCTTTCAATCTTGCTTCTTCTGTAAAACCCATCTTAGTTACTAATTTTATGCTTTTTGCATGATTACTGACCACAGGCACAATAATCTTTTTGCACTTACAAACATTAAAAGGGTAATCAAATATTGCCTTTAAATACGCCTTTGTCATGCGCCCTTCGATGGCTATATGACAAAAGATACTTTGCCTGTTCCAATTTTCGTAAATTACGCCTGCAATCGTTACCCCATCTTTCTGCAAACCAATCGCACTCGACCCTTCCGCAAAGAACTCGCCTGCTATCCTTTTTGCGACCCAATGCCCTATTTCAGCACCTTGAACTATATGCCAGCCCAGCCTTGCTGGTAAACAATGTCCGTCGATGCCCATAAAATAGTAATCCCCTGAGAGGCAGATTTAAACTGAGTCCCCGCGCAATAACCGATTCCTGTCACACCTTGCCAGTTATTAGTAATGACGTTATCTTGCGCCCAATAATCAACATCCCACAGCGCGGTATCCCATTTAGCAGAAATCTGTGGGCTAAAACTAAGCGCCGAGGTTGTATCCTCTAAATCAAAATCCATGTTTAAACCAATGAATATCGACGGCGAACCATTGGTAAATATTGACGGTCTAGCGCGAGTGAAATACTTTTTAACGCCCCGCGCATCAAAATAGTTAAACGCTTGCAATGCGTAAGCATCAATATCACTTACATCATCCGCAAAATTATCATCCCACGCATGAGCAACAAAGCCATTCCCACCCCAATACGGCTCATTGTTGTAGATTGTCCAACAATTAGCGTACTGACCCGTAAAGTTGCACCATGACTTCGTGATGTTGTTCATCACATATTGTTGTTGTTGACCTTCAGCAACAGGAACATTTACAGTCAAAGCATTGTGCTGTGGATCAAAACTTATATCCCAACCAAACGTGCCGCCATACTGTTGCGTTGCAGCAGTAAATGCACCTTGGATTTTGTCTGACAATGCAATTCTAGGGTCTAGTCTGGATGACTGTAGACTCGCAGCAAGTGGATATAAACCGTTGTAAGTGAGAATTAAAATATCCCCGCCGTACTTCATTAGACAACGCTTGCCCACGGGCTTACCGAGCCGCCAAACGCCCACTAGCGCCCATTTTGTAGAGTCTGAGGGATCAGTACCCGACCAGACAATAACCTCGCCATTGGACGTTACAAACACTAAATTATCGTCTACACCATAACCCGCATCAAGCGTCCACGTTGCAACCGAAACAAGATAACCGCCGAGTTGAGCAACCGAACTCATGTCAATTGCGGCAGCTGCGCCTGAAATACTGAGTGTGGGGAGATACCATGCTTTAAGCGTTGAGGCTTGCGTAAACCACACTTGATTCTTAAAAGTCGTGATGTTGCTCAACGTAGTTGAAGTAACACCAGTAATAACCGGATTTGTCCAAGTCGTGCCGTTGTAGAGTAGTGGTGCGTCTACACCATTGACCGCATAAATGTAGCCGCCAGCCGGAGTTGTGACGTTGACAGATTCCCACTTTGCGTTAGTTAATCCTGTGACCACCGCAGCGCCTACAGCACCGCCAGCTGTGCAGTCGTAAATAGACGTTCCCGCAATAGCAAATAGTTTGTCAGTCGCACCGCTTGAGTACGATAAAAGGGTCTGTACTTGCCCTGTGATGCCTGTTGAATATTGTGTGTATCCACCACGCAACACTACGTTGTTAACCGTAGGAAACAAGTTAGTTAACTGGACAGCATCAAGCGTGTCCATGTTAGCAATGGAATCGCGCACGTTCCAACCGCCGATAGGGGCAGGCAACGATTGAACGCGAGCTGCCGTGCCTTGGATAAGTCGGTTAGGCGCAAGCATTAGTTTGTCCCGTAGCCCGTATCCGGAATGTTATCGTAGCCAATCAGAACTGTGCCTGGGCGTGGTGCAAACGACAAGTTAGCCGCCGACGTATCCTGCGCCCGAACAATCTCAAATTCCTCAATGTAATTTCTAAACATGGAAGTCGTATCAAAGCCTTTAGCCTCGAAATACTTCAGCTTTGTAGCCAATACCATTAACCGATCAGGATAAATACAGGTGTCGGTGTCAGCAGTAAATGAAGTTTTTACTGTGCCTGTTGACGATAACGCCCAACCGTTTGATCTGTACTCGTAGCCTAAAAGCTCGTTGGTTGAAACGCCAGGCCAGATTTGAAAGTATTTCCCTAACAAACGCCACCGAATCCGTGGGCCAGTTGAGATAAACCCTGACAACAGCCATTCCCATTGCTGTGGACTCTCTGGGCCAAGCATCTCCCAATGCTTTGATTTGTCCCAATGGGTGCGTGGCACGGTTGATTCGTAATCTGAAGGTAAAGAATACTTCACCTTTTCAAAAGTAATTGAAGTGCCTGTGTACGTTCCTGTAGCGGGTAAATTGATTGTTACCTGAGTGCCTGAATCAACCGATTCAATGTAAGCCGCATTTGAAATGCCGTTACCTACAACCTGATACGTTGTATCTAGTCCGGCAGTTGATGGAATGTTTGTGATTGTGTATAAATCTTCAACCACATCGCCCGTTGTGACGGTGTATGTCGTAGTGAACGTGTGTTGTTTGGTTAATTCACGCCAGTCATGTTTTCGCAAAAACTCATAACCAGCTGCGTTCATCAGCGCCAAAATTTGAATTACATCTTGGTTGCTGTTTGATGCCACAGCAGTTGGAGTTGATACACCCAATTCGTTGGTAACTTGGGTGACTAGCTGTAGCATCGTGGATGACATTTATTCCTCTTTTCGTGGCCTCCCAACCTTCTTTTCTGACATTTGAGCCACCAAAGCCGCTAACTGCTCTTTGACTTCAGCAAGTTCCGACTTAGTATGTTCAATCTCAGTTTGACTAGAAGATTGGTTTTTAACTGCTAAATAACGCCTAGCCTGCTCTCGCAAACCCACCGCACCCATGCCAATTCTTTGTAACTGGTTATCGGTAGCGGTAGCCACTTGCTCAACGGTCTGAAACTTAAAGATTTGCAATTCTGCCATCTGCATATCATTAAAGTTTTCAGGATCGTCTTGTACCCATTGTTTCAAAGGCACACCAATAACTTCAGCGTTATTGTTTTGCATCTGAAAATGCAACCATTGGCGTGGAAACCTTTGTTTATGATCGTCCCGAACGGGCTGGTCAATAATCGTGGTCTTATCGCCTGGCACGATAATTCTAACAAACGGCTTTTCTTTGTACGGCTCTTTATCGTAAACGTAAAACTCGACGTGTAGGTGAGAATCTGCGTTTGAAATATCGCTGTCTAAAGCCAATTTATGCCCCTGTGATTGAAACCCATGTGGTTGCGGAAGTTGCTGCCAACAGAATTGTTTTTGCTGTTGCCACGGTGACGCTTGTTGCACCTGCGTTGATTGTACTATTGGTATCGTAAGGATAAATAGTAACTGTTTGTCCCGAATCATTACGAACAATGACCTGTGCGCCAACTTCAGTCGGTGACAGTTTTACGCCAGTTGATGCTGCTGAAGTGGTGATCGTGTTATTTACGGCTGAAAGTTGCAAAGCAGTCGCTGCTGTTGTGCCTACAGCAACTAAGCCAACAGCGCCATCGCCACAAATGTTTGCAGCAGATAATGGCGAATTGCCTGAACCTTGAATTCTTGATGGAAATGCCATGATTGTCCTTTAAGTTAATTGCTCATCGCTTTTGCCATTTGGTGCAAAAGCCCATCGCCACACACTTCAATCGTAACATCATCAAAGCCTGCTACGACGTTCTGAAAATCCGTTACTTGCTGTGCCATCCACGGCGCACATTTGTACGTCACATCGTTAATCATAGCGTCAATTACACGATCGGAGTCATTACTTTCTTGCTTATAAGCATGATGCTCGCCATCTCGATAGCTCGAATCCATACCAAACAAGAAAATACGCTTAAACCCTTGTAACTTTGCCAAAATCAACGACAAGATGCCAACAGTTGTAAAGCCGCCCATTAAGTGAACTGGTCGAGCCTTTTCATGCTCAAGCAGATCGTATACGCCAGGCGTATTGGCGTGGACTAGCACCACTTTATACCCTTCCAACGCATCAAATACAGCCTCGTCGCATTGGCTAGAAATGTAAAACGTGGTCAATTGCTGTGGATTCTGAACAAATCTTACGTTTTCAGGTCGAGCGTCAAGCATCACCATTGCGTTTGGGATAATGCCTTGGCTTTGCAGATAATCGTAAGAACCGTTCATCGCCCAAACTTTAGC